CCTTGAGTTGTGCCTGCTGAGTCATAGAAGGCTACATCACCACCATCGGAAAACTTAGCTATGCTTTTTGCGGTTGCTCTATCCTGAGAGTCACTACCTATTAAGAAGCTACGAGTTCCGCTATCGTTGTTATCACTGTCTATAAGTATAGAGGCGTTGCCCCAGTGCTGTAAAGTTAAATCATTTCCTGAGTTTGTTCTGTAGATTCCTGAAATATCCGAAGTTCCGAATTGTATTTTTGCATTAGCGTCTACTTCTAGTCCATCACTGGTTACCGTGCCTGAGACATTGACATTACCGTCGACGTCAAGGGCTTCTGTAGGGTTTGGGTTATTAATACCTACTCTATTAGACTTTAGTCTCATTATTTCTGAGCCAGTTCCATTAAATACTAAGTCATTACTAGGTTGTATAAAGAGGTTTCCAGCTGATTGGATGTAGTTTAAACCTGCACCTGTGAAAGATAATCTATCTGCTGTCGTAGGTAGAGAAGTTCTATTTACTCCGCTTGTTATATCTACTCTCGAAAAAGTTACGTAGTCATCCGTGTTTAGACTTTGCCCAACTTTATTTTCTAAGTTAGTGATTGCTGTTGCATTAGTTGAGACATTTCCGTTTGTAGTGTCTAAAGCTGTTTGGTCTGCTTTTAGTGCAACTGCGTCAGTTATAGTAGTCGAGAAGTTCTCGTTGTCGCCTAAGGCGTCTGCTAGTTCTGAAAGTGTGTTCAATGTGTCTGGAGCTGAGCCAACTAAGTCAGCAATGCTGGTGTCAACATACGTGTTTAAATCTACGTACTCTCCAGCAAATAAATCTCCAGCTAAAGGAGCTTCATTAAAAGTAATGCTTGAACCTGTAACGGTGTAGTCTGTATTTTCAAATAAAGACACTCCGCCTACTTTAATATCTAAGTCTCTATTTGTAGGAAGTGTTGCATTTACATTTGAAATTTGTAGGTTAAATGCTGTATCTGCTCCATTAAATAGGCTTGCGATATCATCAAATTTGTTTATTGTCATAATGAATCCTTGATTGAATATTATTGTTATTGTTTGTATATGTTTATATACGGTTTGTTGAATTGGGTGCCTAGTTACCCCAACAGTTTAAGTCGTTGGGGTCTAGGTCTTATGTGTCGCCTATTAATTTAATAATAGGTCTTATCGTTCTATTTGGATTAAGTTAATCCGTTTATGTTTACAGTTTGAATATCGTTAGATACCATGCTGTTAAGCTGTAGCTTTGTATAGTTTTGGTCACTAGGGTATAAGTTGTTACGTATACCATTAGAGTAAGAATCACTAGTACCGTCACCCATTAGCCACATTTGAGTACTTTGATAAGCTAGAAACTGGTTTTTTTGGAAATTACCAGTATCTCCATTATTGTCAGAACCACGGTAGAGCTCGCCTACCTTGTAGTCATCCACCCAGCTCTCTGGGTCTTTGATCATCGCCTCAATCTCAGTAGTACTAGGCATAGGCTGATTTCTACGTAGAGTTGTAACAAGCATACTAGCTACCTTACCGTGGTAGTTTCTGTTTGAACCTCTTCCACCTATAGTTAAGTGACCGCCATATGCTCTATCCATTCGACCTCCTGTAGAAGTCCAATTCGAAGCTATTGACAGATTGTTACCTAATGAGGAAAAGGAATCTCCACTACTCATTAACCTAATGTCGAAAGAGTCTGCTAAGTTACTTGCAGTTGCATTACTACTACTTAAGCGAGTACCGTTATGTGCTATGTAAACAGCATACCAAGTATTACTTTGAGTTCCAGTAGCGACCCTACACTGATTAAGTGAACCAGCGTTGACACGTCCCCAATTAAATTGAAGTTGTCCCTGTGCATCTAGCTTGAGATAAATGTTATCATCTCCAGAACTAGCACCGTCTCCATAATTCCAAATATGTTGATTAGAATTATTTCTATCGCTCTTGAAGACAACAACAGTCGCCCAAGGTCTGGCATTAGTGTCGTTAGACGTGTATCCAGTTGTCGTAGGGGCTGCTGCCGTCCAAGCTGTAAATCCCATACAAAGAGGATTCGTTCTTGTAGCATTACTTACCTGCTTGGCATGTTCACTGCTTCCTGAGAAGTCCAGTGCCTTAGTCCAAGGTGTAGTATTAGTAGTAACTGGAGCAACATCTGTCGCTGTGACAGTCATTGAACCTGTTGAACTACCATATGAGTTAGCTCTTACTACTGTAATTGTATAAGTAGTATCTGAACCTACGTCTGTTAATGTTCCCTGTACTAGACTATAACCGTCAAATACTAAACCTGAATTACTAGGTGAAATACTAACTGAAGTAGACCAAGAAGCACCAGCTGGAGCTACTTGAATATTTACGTTAGTACCTTCTTCTTGAGTGATGTTAGTTGCACCAAATGCGCTGGGTGTTAAGTCTGCATTTGTTAAAGATGTAATAGTTGTGTAAGTTACGTTATTACCATTAAATGTAGTAGCACTTGGCGCTGAGCTATGCACATAACTACTAGCGTCGTGAGTTGCTTCTGGCATATACCATGTAGTATTAGTCGGGTCATCAGCATAAGTGTGTGTATGCGATTGACCTGTACCAGCTGTTAGGCCGTTAGTTATTTCGTCATAATAATTAGCTTCTTCTGCTGTTGCAAATAAAGGATAGTTAAATACTCCATCTGGACTCTCTATATATCTAAAGTACATAGTAGGCGCAGCTTCTTCTAATAAGTGAATCTTAGGTTCTGAGTATACACTCGCAGCCGCAGTAGCAGTCTTAATACCTAAATGATATTCAGCCCCCTCCAATTGAGGGTAAGAAGTTCTAGCATGGACGATCCAGTCAGCACCGTTATCAGCTAGTGAGGCTATTTCTATATAACCATTAGCATCAATACCGACTTTAATCTTAACGGGATTACCGTCTAACCAGTCTTGCTGTTTATCCCAGTTACTCCATCCGCTTCTCATTGAGTAGCTTGTATTAGCTCCATAGTTAGTCCATGAGCCGTTAGGTGTTGGGTGGAACCAGTGTGAGAACTGATAACCATAGTGGGCACTATTACCTACAGCAAAAGATGAAGGATCAGCATATGAACTATTCCCAGAAAAGAGACCATCATTATATGAGTCATCTGAGTGCACTAGTCCGAAGCCTATTTGTCCTTCTCCTTTTATATCAAAAGTAAAGTATTCACCAGCTTGGTTTATTGTTTGTGTTGATTTTAAACCAGCGTAATTACCACTTGAGCCGTTAGTGAACACTGCGTCACCTATTGGGTCTACAGCTGTAGAACCTACTAAAGTAAATCCAGAGTTTTCACCGTCAACATCAGCGACCATAGTGGAATATGGGTCTGCAATAATAACAGACTCAAAGGCACCTACAGTGAATAGCTCGTTAAGATAATTAACGACGTCTTGTAGGCCTCCTGAAATAGCGTTGCCGTCTAAATCAGTCACGTTGGTGTGATCTAGGTTCTTGAATAATACTCTATCACCTAAGATTGGTTTAATTTCTATTAATCCATTTCCAGCTGCAATAGCTTTAATGGAGTTTACGTTGTACTCGAAACCGTTATCTAAAATTATAGATGTAGATGTGGCGTCTAGACCGAATCCTACAGTAATAGTAGATAAGTTAATTCCAGAGTCTGTACCTAATACATTAGCTTTTTCAGTAATGTAATCAGCTGCAGCCTGAGCGTCAGCAAAAGCATTGCCGTCAGCATCAGAGAAGTCTGTAAATGGTACGTTAAAAAATTCATATACGACTTCTATAGACGTAGATGTTCTTACATCATTAATGATGTTTATGTTGTTGTTGTTTGTTTCGTTGATTTCAGCTGAGAGACATGCGTTCCAGTATGTAGGGTTAGAAGTACCTACAAAGTTAACACAGTTACCAGCATCGTTTCTTACTACTCTTATTGCCATGATTACCTCTCAATTGTTATTAAAGTTGTTAATGGTTGTATATCAATTTGATTGTCAGCCCTTACGCATAACAACGCTCTTGCGTTAACATCCTCTTGAGACGCTAAGTAAGCAGTGACAAGTGGTCTATTTAGATATACTTTCCCGACTGTACCTGTTCCGAAGAATATAGGCTGGGTGAGTAATGGAAATGAGAATGTAATGTTATCATTAGCATCTCTGGTAGACCATATCATGCCAACTTCTACTGTAGTATTTGCGAGTTTTGGTACGATATTAAAGTCAAAACGTATCTTAACTAAGTCTCCAACTTTGCAATCGGTAAAGTCAAAAGAGCCGTCTGCGGTAGTTATTACATTACCGTTTAAATTTGTTGCGGTGTTATATGCAGTCTGCTCTGAGTAGTTAACTAAAGAGTTAACACCAGCGGGCATATATGCACCTGAAAACAAGCCTTTACCTTGGTAATCGGTAGTGCCTGCATGTGGAGCTTCATTAGAATCAATACCATCACCCCAATAAGGCGTGTCGTTTGCGATTTGTCTTGTGGAATCAAATCCGAATCTATAAAAAGTTCCTGAGTCTGCCATTGCTTGTGTATAGGATACATTTGAACCTATATCTGAAACAGCTGAAGACCCTGTTAATCTGTCGGCGAATCCGCCTGTGAATTCATAACCACCTGTTGCATTTTCTACATCAGTAGAAAGTGAAGGTGAAATACTTGCAGAACCTGAATTTGGGTTCATGCCATTAATAATAGAAACAGTCATGATAGCTCCTTATATATGCAAGCCAGCATTTACAGCTGAGCCTGATGTATTAGTTACGACTATCTGAGTCTCTGGTGCTAGTACTATTTCAGATAATACATCTGAGTCGCTAGCTGTTAATATGTCCACCCAATTGAATGAGTTGTTTAATCTTCCTTGTACTATTAAGCTATCGCCTGTATTTAGGTTAGCTTGAAATACACCAGTTCTATTTCCTCTTAGTTCTACTTTCTGTATATCGGAAGTATAAGAGACGGTATAGTCTGAAGAACCGTATTGTTTTAAATTCTGAAATGACATTTATATACTCCTTGTATTTGTCTGTTGTTAAATAAAGGGGCGGATTTAAGGCTCCGCCAGACCTTTAAAAAGTCTAAAGACTAATTGTTATGCAATTAAGCAGAAACAACTAATACTTTAAGAGCTTCAGTGTTCTTAATCATAGAACCAACTCTTTTTCTTGTGTAAAAAGATATAGCACCGTAAGCGCTGTAAGGGTCTCTAAGAACTGAAACACCAGCTCTGTCGATGATTGAGTAAGCAGCTTCGAAATCACCAAAGATGATTGGGAAGTTACCAGCACTGATGTCAGCCATGTCTTCGTTAATTACGATGTCATATCCGAAAATCTTAGTACCAGCAGCAGTAGCTACGTCTCTTTGTAAGAAGTATTCGCCGTCAGCATTTTTCATGTCAACTAGTACACTGTGTGTAGCTCTGTTCATCATGAATTTAGCTTTAGGAAGGTAACCAGTTTTAGTTGAAAGAACTAATTCTCTTAACTTGTTGATTACGTCATCAGCAGTAGCACCTAAAGAAGCAGCTTCACCAGATTTAACAACTTGGAATTTACCAAAGTCTCTAGTAGCGTCGCCCGCTAAGTATGCAGCTGAATCAGCTAGACCATTTAAGATACCAACTGGCTTGTTAGTTCCGTTTCCTGTTAGGAATGAAGAACCTTCTTGCTCGTTGAATTCTCTTGAAACTTCACCATTCAACCATGCTTCAACGTTGAAGAATGAATCTTCTAGTACGTGCTGGTATGCTTTAGGTGCAGCATAGATTTCACCAAATACAGCAGAGATTTTAGTAAGCTCTGGAGCATCAGTTTTAGCTCTTGAATCAGTTTCACCAACCCAACCAGAAGCAGCACTTCCGATTGAAACTAGTTGACTGTAGTCAGTAGAGTTAGTAGTTAATGAAGCACATACTTGTCTCATTGGAGAAGTTTCCTTCTGAAGCATTAATATGTTTTCGTTCATTTCAACTGGTAGAGAGTATCCACCTTGTGCATCAACAGAAATCTGTAAATCACCAGCTTTAGCTTGTAGTCCTTCGATTCCTTTTCTTGCAAATATTCCTAGAATATCTTTATTTTCCATTTTATTTTCCTTTATAGAATGTATTACAGAAGGTCTGTTTGATTTAGCTTGTAGCTCTTCAACAGCATCTGTAAGGGTTTTTATTTTTGCGTCAGCGTCAGCCTTCACCTCGTTCATCTCTTCTAAAGATACTTTGGTATCTATTAGAGAATCAGTTTTAGCAGCCTTTTCTTCTAGTGCGTCTGCTACGTCTTTGAGGGAAATCTCAGCTTCTACAGCTTTTTCTTCTACGATTTCTTCGTCTTTTTCTTCAACTTCAACTTCTTCAGCAGTTTCTTCAACTACTTCTTCAGTTTCAACTGGAGCTTCAACTTCTTCAGTTTCCTTAACTTCAGAAACAATAGTTTCTGTAGATAATTCTTCTGCTTTAGCTTCTTCAACGATTTCTTCGTTTAATTTAACTTCTTCAGTCATATTATTATTTCCTTAATATAGACAACATTCTGCCTAATTCAGCTTGTTCAGCTTTTTTAGTTTCGAGTGTTGCATTACGGTTAGAGTCCTCCTCCACAGCGTCACGCTGGGGTGAAAGTCCGCTTAAGCCTTTCGATAGAATTGCTTTCGCTTCACGCCGAGATAAGCCTACATCGCGTAGGTGTTTCTCTAGTGCTCGGGTATCAACACCATCATCAGATTTAACTGAGATAACTGTTGATTGTTCGTTGGCTGGTATAGAGACCAAGCTGATTTCGAATAGCGATACTTCATGCAGAAGGTTTGCACCTTTGTTTCTGTCGTATTCTTCATCCAGAACTTTATATCCTATGGACATAGAGTTTAAAGCTCCATCTTTTAACAAAGCATAAGCCTCGTCCGCGTCTCTAACGCCTTTAGTTAGTCTACCTTCGACATATAGTCCCTTTGCATCTTCTACCAGTTTCTCCCAGACTCCTATTGGTCTTGCGTGATCGTGGTGGAATAGCATTAAAGGTTTAGTGCCATTGGCGATATGTTCTTTTATAGATTTAGTGAAAGCACCCTTTTGAGTTATATCACCTGCTCTATCTTTATGGTCAAATGTGTTAGCGTAACCACTGAATTTTCTCTCTCCATCTTCGTCATGATATGACTTAATATCAAAAGTAACAGACATGTTTTTAAGTTCTTGTTCAGTACATGCTGTACATTCTTTAGTGATTGCGTCGCAACACATTCCAGATGTTTCATTACACATTATTCGTCTTCCTGTTGTTGTTCCTCAGCTTGAGGCTCGTTGCCTCCAAACTGTAGGTTATTTGTTTGTGTTATAAATTCATCCCCTCCGTCCCTAGGGTTCATATCAAGTCTCTCTCTTGCTTCATTGGGTGACATAACACCGCAAGCAATGAGCTCTTTATAAGAGTTAACTCTAGTAGTTAGATCACTTCTTAGTAATCCTCCAACATCGAATTTAAAGAACTGAGTATTTACTCCTAGTAATGATTTATTTAACCTAGCTTCTATTGAAGTTAAGTAAGGTAAAATCGTTGATTTGTAGAACTGTAAATCTTGATGTTCTATGTTAGAAAATGTAGCTCTATCCAGATCAGCCACCATGTGTGGCGGTACTCTGAACATTGCACATATTTCTGTTCTACTGTATTTGCGAGAGTCCAATAGTTGGACATCTGCTGGTGACATAGATAGCGGAGTGAACTTAAGACCTTGCTCAAGTATAGCTATTCTATGTGCGTTGCTTACACCTTGGTGACTTGCTTGCCAAGACTCACGAATATTCTGGTAAGCATCGTCAGATAACATGCCGTCAGTTGCGAGTATACCTCTTGGGGTTGCGTCATTTCCGAATACGTTGCTCGCGTAGTCTCTGGCAGCTATCGCTGAACCTAGAGCCTCTGAGTTGTATCTGATCGGAGATAGTCCGTTAACACCATCAAGAGTCATCCCTTTTATGTGTAATATTTGGTTTTGATCTAATATATCTTTTTTACCGTTAGCGAATTGAACTTCGTATATAACGTTAAATTGTTGATCTTGTCTAATAGTAACATTCTCTGGTTGTAGGGGTAGTATCTCTACCACTCTTCCAGACGATGTCCTGTTGATGTAGCCATAGAAGTTTCCTTGTAATAATAAGCAAGTCATTATATAAGAGTTGAACTCTGGGGCTGTCATAAACTCGTTAGGGTTTTTTAATATTAAATCGTGAAGTGGTGCACCTGAGTGCATCTCTTTACTGTCTCCAACTTGTCTATATAAATGACAAGGAAGAGTCGAGACTGTTTCAGATAGTATCTTAACGCAAGCATAGACTGTTGAAAGCCTCATTGCTTGTTCTTTGTTAACTACCTGACCAGCTACGTTCTGACTTGTCAAATATTGAGCAAGTTGGGGAGAATCTAAAGGCAGACTCACTGGTGCTGCCTTAGTTCCGAATAAATTGTCGTACCATGCCATAATTTTTTCCTGTTGTTAGAAGGTTCTCATACCTCGTGATTCATAAACTGAGGTGTTTAAACCGCCGTTTACTTTCATACGGCTCAATGCCATAATTAAGGCGATCACTCCGTCAATTTTATTTTTATCCATTTCTTTTTTAACTTTGATGTTATCGTTGGGGTCTTGATATAAGACGCAGTTCGATATCATCCAGCTGAGAACTGGGTCGTTACCATGAGCAACGTTTCCAGACAATATATGCTTCTCTAGTTCTTTAGATGGATCACTCATTGCTAAGATGCCTTGAGACATCTTGACCATAGGTGCTCCTTTTTCTAATAGTGAAGCTGTTATCTGGTTTGCTCCAAACGGATCGTAAGCTATTTCCTTAACTTGATATTCTTCCATGATCTTTTCTAGATCGTTTTGAATATAAGATAAGTCTGTTACGTTACCCTCAGTCACAGTTATGTAACCTTCATTAACCCATTGATTATATTTAACTCCTAATTGACCAGACGTATTATATACGGTGTCCTCTGGGAGAAAATGTTTAATATAGGGATAGATAACTCCATCTTTACTAAATAAAATACACATAGACGCAAAGTCAGATACAGACGCTAAGTCTAATCCAACCCAACATGGGCAACCTTTAAACTCTTCCATATCTGGTCGAGGTATTTTGTTATTTTCCCAATCGTGAGAGCCTATCCATGAGCTTGAGCTGTTCATCCATTGATTAAGACGTTTAGTTCTAAAGTTAGTTTCACCAGATGGTGATTCCATTGCTTGCTTTGCTAAACGTTCTAAGTCGTCTGGATAAACTGAGATTCCGTAGTTTGGATTAGCTTTCTTCCATACTTCTGGGTCTCTCCAGTCATCTTTTTCATCAATAGTCCAGATACACGAAAAGAACGTGTCATCTTCTATTAGATTGTCAAGAATCTTAGTAACATAGTCTCGTATTTCGTAACATATACCTTCTCGGTTAGTTCCAGCAGTAGTGATCGCAAAGATCATTGGTTGCTGTCTAGCTCCAGATGCAATATTTAATACGTTCCATATTTCATCAGTTTTATGAACGTGTAATTCGTCGACAACTGAAAAAGATGGGTTTCGTCCTTCCAGACTTCCAGCGTCAGATGATAGTGGTTCGAATTTAGAACCAGACTCGTCATGCAGTATCGCTGAACGGTGTGCCTTGAGATGTTTGTTTAAATTAATATTTCTTTTGACCATAGTCTGAGCATCGCCAAAGACGATTCTCGCTTGGTCTCTTGTTGTCGCTGCGGTATACACTTCAGCTGCAGACTCTTTGTCTCCAACTAAATGATATAGTGATAAACCTGAACATAGTGTTGATTTTCCTGATTTTCTAGGGACTTCAATATAAGCCGTCCTAAATCTTCTAAGATTGTCACTTGTCCTTTTCCAGCCGTACAATTGTCCTATGATAAACAATTGCCAATCGGCTAGCTCAAACGGTTTCCCAGCGAGTGCTCCTTTTAAATGTTTCAAGAAGGAGAAAAACTTGATTACTTTGTCAGCAGCTGTAGCGTCGTAGTAATAACCACGGTCTCTAGCTGTTGCTTTATCATTAATAGCTCTTTTGCACGCCTGTTTTAACCAGTGTGCTGCTGCTTGATCTCCGTTTACTACCCTCTCCGCGAACTCCCAACCAGTTTTTTCTGATTGAATAGTCATTTTACCTCCTCAGATAAATTTACTTAGCAACTTTTTTAGTTACTTTCTTCTTTGGTGCTGGCTTCTTTTCTGCTTTAGGTGTCTCTAAGACGTACCTTCTTGCTGTTTCACACCATACGTACGTATTTCTTTTCTTTTCTTTTTTAATCATAATTATTCCTTATTAAAGTTAGGGGACTCACTTCCTGAGCCTTATGTATATTTATTTAATCTTATGTATTAGAAGTGAGTTATTGTTTTTATTAAAGTCGTCCGAAATTTTTTTTTAGACTTATATGTTTGGGTAGATTACCTGTTCGTTAAATTCCTTTAGCAACGCTGGGTAGTCTTCTAGTATCTTAGCTCCCTTGGCTTGATTTAAAGACGCTGGTAGGTAGCATAGGTTGTCCTGATGATGTTTACCCTTTTTAGCTAAGGGGACTATGTGGTCTACGTGATAGCCTTCTGGGCAATTCTTGTATATACTGGCAATTGTCTTGTTGCATGTGGTTGGTGTTACGGCTTTTAGTTTGGTAGCGCGACGTTTAGCACATTTAGCTCTTCTCTTTTCGGGGTTTTCTTTTACCCACTTTGCATCATATTCAGCTCTGTGCTCTTTGTTTTCAGAGTACCACTTTGCGTTATGTTCAGCCTTGTGCTCTTTGTTTTCAGAGTACCACTTTGCATCACATTCAGCCTGACAAGACCTACATCTAGACTGTAGTCCTGATTTAGCTCTTTTATCCTTACTAAACTCAGAGACATCTTTTTCGGTCTTACATCTAGTACATATCTTCATGTTTTCAAGAAGTCCTCAAAGCTGTCAACTACGATGGGAGCGTTAGCCCCTACTTTAGCCCTACTCGCAGCTGTCATGCCGTACTCGCTCATCATCTTAACGATACTTGTATAAGCAGCGTTCATCGGAGCGATAGCTGGGTTTGGCTTCTGCTGGATCGAGCCGCCCGTCATTTCGACGTCGACAAGTACTCCATTTGCTAACACCTCTGCTCGTAGTTTCAGATATAGCGATAGTTGATCCGCTAATAGACTAAACGACAACCCATCGACCTCTGAAGACACTCCCATTGAGGTAACGTGGGTTCCTATTTGATCGAATAAAGCCGAAGCTATTGGATCATGCTCAGTCCATTCTGGTTTATCGGGCATAGCTACTGGAAGGTCTACGACATTATCTGGGTGTCTGTCAGCTCTGAAAGTTCCTTCTAGCTTTTTAAGTGCAACAGATTTTCTTTTTCTACCAGCCATAATTACCTCCTAGTGATTAGCGTGACCTGAACATGCTTGAATTAAAGATACTGACATAACATTCGCCATTTCTTGACAGTTCTTTCTAAAGTCTTTTCCATGAGGTGATTTTAGGTTACCTTGGGTGTATGTGACTAGGTGAGCATATTCGTGTGTGATTAATTCTTTAATTGATTTGATAGATTTGTTCTCAACGTTCTTCGTGTTAAGTTGAATCTTCATTTTTCCTGATTTGTATAGGATTGCTTGTCCCGCAGTTCCTTGTTTTAATTCTGTAACTTCAACTGGTATGTTTTCACAGTCGAGTGTTGTTGTTTGTAAGCATATTGATAATGCTAAAGTTAATATGTCCATTCTGTTCTCCTTTTTGTGTTAATAACTGTATCTTATATGTATTTATACAAATTACAACCCTAAAAGTGAAAATAATGAAAAATAAAGGCAGTTTTTTATATAACAGCTGAGAAGAGGAGGAGAGGATTCTCTGCTGAAAAAATAGCGTAACACTGCCAAAGCTATGATCGTTATTCTGAGTCTTCGTCAGATATAACTGAGGCAATAGCCTCTAATTTTTTACCAATAAGGTTGTTAAATTCTTTATGGTACTCAATACCTAGATCAGACATAGTCTGAAGGGTAAATGCGTTAAGTTCTAATAGTGATTTAGTCACTTCTTTAGTATTTTCAGCTTTTAATGTAACATTTAAATCTTTTATATTTTTAGCTAAATCTTTTCTTATAGCAGCTTTTCTATCTTTAGTGATACTGCTCACAGCCCGCCTAGGAGCTGGTTTTTTGTCTAACTTTTCTGTTAAATCTCTAATTTTCTCAAATTCTGTCATATTATTCTCCATACCTAAAAAAACCCTTCAATTTTGACATTGTGTAAACATGACTAGGGGCGCGCTCTCCCCAGATCGGAAG